ATCTTGGTGTTTTCCCAAATGTGCGGAATTGGGTACTGAGCCAAGTACTCAGTTATCTTTGTAGGAAGTTCCTTGCTCATTGATCTTGCGTCCCTGCTTTAATTCAACAACAGAGAAGTCTGTGCATTTGAACAACTTGTTTAACTTGTCTGCTAGGTTAAACGCATGCCCGGGATTGGAGAAACTTACCTTTTTGTATTTTGGACCCGGATAGCTGATTAAGCTATTCAGTGTGCGAAGATTGATAGGCTTGTCTTTGTAAAAAACAGCGTATATTGCATCAGCCGCAAGGACTTCTTCGCTTTTGTAAGTTCTTGGGTTTGTGTACGTTAATAGGATGTTGGGCTTTGGTCTACTCATACTTTTATTTATCAAAAGTATGTGTTTAATGAGCCATCTAAATTATATTTTTAGGTTGCACAATTGACAATTTGTCGCCGTGTATAATAATACAGCTCATTTCAGGGTTTTTGGTTGGAGTTCCAACTGCGGTAAATGTGCGTGTTTTGGGGCTTGCCCAAAGTGTAAACATCACTAGACCATCAATGTTTCCAACTGCAACAACATCTTCGCCAGCGGCCTTGAGTTCTTTAGCTAGGTCTTCCGTTTTACCACATGTCCATTGCGAGTCAAGTTTAAAAACTTCGGCACCTACAGGCCATGTAAAAAAGATACAAAAGGCAAGGAGGGAAATGACCCCTAATTTAGTTATAGCTGGACGCCAGCCATTCAGTGTGTTGTTGAGCATTATCACTTGCCTTTTGTAAATTGTACTTACCGCAGAACTTCATAAAATGAGGTCCTACTTGCGTATTTCTTGCTTTTTGTACAGCTTCGGCAATGGTTGAATCAAGCTCGGCTTTGATATGGTCAGGTTGTGCAGTTAGGTCAATAATGGCCTTATTGCGTTCATAATCGTCACGCACCAAGTGTTCGACACCCTCATGGTCGGTCCAACGCTGAAGCATTAGATTGTTCCACATGAATCCTTTGTTGTTGCGATCAGCAAATGCTTCTTGTAGGCCTACTTTGTTCTTAGTCCCAACAGTACGAACACCTGGGTATGCTGAAAAGACATTATCGCTTGTATCACCACGCATGCATTTCTCAAACAGCAACCATTCGGGTTCGGGCGCAGGCTTTACTTCTTTTGACTTTTTGTCTTTGACAGGTTTACCCTTTTCATCAAAGTAGCCTTCGTGTGTAGTAAGCACGCCAGTGATGCCATTAAACAATTGAACGTTAGGTGCAATCAGTTGTTCAAAGTCTGTGTCGCTCGATACAATCACATGATTGTTGCTAGGATGCAATTGGATCCAACGTGCAATAAAGTCGTCAGCTTCGCACACAGAGTTCTTAAGAACAGTCACATTAGTCTTAGTACTAATGTATTCGTAAAACTTGTCGAAGCTCTCCCAAAACAGTTTTTCTTCTTCTGCTTCTTTAGGAGTCTGTGCGGCACGTGCATCACTTCTATTTGCTTTGTAAGGTTTGTAAACATCCTTGCGCCAGCTTCGACCTTCAAAGCAGAAGACAACATGCTGGCCCTGTCGATCACGCCATTGGCGTAGAACTGAAGCAAGAATAATATGGTAGCTCATTGCAACACGCTCTTCAGGATCACCGGAACGGATCACATGACGGGCACGGAAGAATAAGTTTGCGGCATCAACGATTAAGTAGCTCATGTGTGTATTGTAGCAGTTCTAGAAAGAATTGTCAAGCATTAGTTGGTGGACCACATTGTATGCGACTGGCAACACCGTCAACTAGTGGATCAAAGTATCGAAGATCAACATGCTCTGGTGGTGTATAAACAACGCTTATTGTATCGTTTGGTCCAACGGTACCAGATTTTATAACTTGTCCAGTTACACCAATTCGCCGAATGATTTGATCTTTTTTGCTTTTTATCCAAGCAAAGTACATGTCAGCAGTTGGAAATAGTACTGTTGAAAATTTATAACAAAAAGTCCTTAGATGCATTACTCTGACTTGTGCAGTTTCCCCTAACTGCAACACAGTGCCTTGCGATACTTTTTCGATTGAAGCAAAGTCTTCGATTTGAATATTCTCACCAAATTGACCTGCTTGTATATTTTTATTGTATAACTGATTCAGTTCAGTGTAGCGTTCTTTGCTCATCAAACTGACTTGTTTATAAGGAGACAATTTATAAAAGGCATCATGCTCTTTTATGATTACATTAGGCATATAGTGTCGATCCCCAACTACACCACCGGGTTCTAGATTAATTTTTTCCTGTGGGTTTTTTGTAATACCTGAAAATTTTAATTGGTCGAATATCTTGTAAAACTTTTCATTTGGGGCTGAAAGGTTTAAACATAGTATGTGTAATTCTACTGCCAGGTTATTTTGTCGATAATCATTTGTGTCGTTACTTAGATTGACCGAGGTGACTCTCATTGATTGCGAGTACGATTGTTTGTTTGCATACGACCAGCGTCTGCTACAAACGATGATGCGGCATCACTGTCCATGCTGACATTGCGACACATGTCAGTAAACCATTGATCCACAATGTCTTCGGCAGTGGCACCTTGATAACCACCACGTTGCAAGAACAGTACAAACGCAGGATTCCATTCAAGTTCAAAGTATCCTTGTTTGGGATTGTCTGGAGCCAAGTGTGCTTGCACTACGTTGACCCAAGGTTCGGGACTGTTTCGCATTGACTTTGCAGTCTGCTTCTTTTTAAAAATTTTTTTGATAAATTCAAACATCAGTTGTCCCCTTCGAACATTTTTTCTTCTCGCTTAGGCAAGTCAGCTAGTACTGTTTCCCGCCAGTCAACGGTTTCGCTATACCAATTGCTTCTTTCATCCTGTGTACGATAACAGCCAATGCACATGCCGCTGTCATCAGATACACAAATACCCACACATGGGTTTGTTAAATTTGCATGATCATCATTCATCTTTGTCTCTTTTAAATGCCTTGAACAACATGGGAATTTGCTTTTCCCTATACTTCGGTAGCTCGGGTGCAAGAACACTGAGCTTAACAATTTGATCATAATATGTGATACCACATAATGAACATGATTTTTCTTCAGTTGACATGGTTACAGTTTTTCCACAAGAATACGAACACTCATGAGACCACGTTGACATAGTATATACCAATTATGATTGTTTGTTATCACGTACTTCAAACTCTTTAACAGTAGCATCAATTGCCGCGGCAAAGTTCAATGCACTTTGCTTATTTAATAACATATGATGCTCTTGTTTGTGTACTCCTTTAAAGAGGATATCATACACAGCTCGTAACCTATCGCCCCAACCTTCCCACAACGGAGTCCATGTAGTAACATAAAAACTCACCTCAACGTCAGGCAAGTCTTTGTCACGTTGTACTTCGATCCACATCTTTACAGCATGGTCATCGGCTGTGCAATCGCATTCAACATTAAACACCTTGGCATCTCCAAAGTCATTGTCAATGCTGATGCCTTGTGCAGGCTGTTGTGCTTTCATTGGATCTCCTCCTGTGTACCCTGTTCCAAACATTTTAATATCTATAGGTTTCTGGTTTAAACGGACCGTCAACTGTGACACCAATATAATTGGCCTGCTTCTCTGTTAGTGTGGTTAATTCTGCACCAACGTGTGCCAGGTGTAATTCTGCAACTTGTTCGTCTAACTTACGTGGTAAGTTATACATTTGACCACGTTCATAATTAGCAGTATTTTGCCACAGTTCAATCTGTGCTAAGACTTGGTTAGTGAAACTGTTACTCATTACAAAACTTGGGTGCCCAGTAGCACATCCAAGATTTACAAGTCGTCCCTTTGCCAAAATAATAATTTGACGACCGTTGCTTAACTTAACAAGATCAACTTGCGGCTTTACTTCGTTCCACTCTGCGTCGGCTATGCTTGCAATATCAATTTCTGAATCAAAATGTCCAATGTTACATACAATGGCATTGTGTTTCATTTGCAACATATGATTGCGTGTAATAACATCAACGTTGCCAGTTGCAGTTACAAAAATATCTGCAAGCCTGCAGGCATAATCCATTGTAACAACACGATAGCCATCCATTGAAGCCTGTAACGCACAAATTGGATCTACTTCAGTGACCCATACTTGAGCATTCAAACCACGTAGACTTTCTGCAGAACCCTTGCCAACGTCACCATAACCACATACAACAGCAATCTTACCTGCAATCATAACATCAGTTGCTCGTTTAAGAGCATCAACTAGGGATTCTCTACATCCGTACTTGTTATCAAACTTGGTCTTGGTAACAGAATCATTCACATTGATTGCAGGCAATTTCAATGTACCGGCTGCAATACGCTCAATCAGTTTATGAATGCCAGTGGTAGTTTCTTCTGACACGCCAACAATGGCATCCAGCAACTCTGGATGCTTGTCATGTACATATCCAGTCAAGTCATGACCGTCATCAAGTAACATGTTTGGTAACCAACCATCGGGACCAGATAGTGTTTGCTCAATACACCACCAGTATTCTTCTTCGGTTTCGCCTTTCCATGCAAAAACAGGAATACCACTTGCTGCCATGGCAGCCGCGGCCTGATCTTGTGTGGAGAAAATATTACAGCTACTCCAACGTACACTGGCACCTAATTGAACCAGTGTATCAATTAGAACAGCAGTTTGAATGGTCATGTGCAAGCTGCCAGCAATGCGAGCACCTTTTAACGGTTGACTGTCTCGATATCGATTGCGTAATGCAATGAGACCAGGCATTTCATGTTCTGCGATTTCAATCTCTTTACGACCCCAGGCCGCCAAACTAATATCTGCTACTTTGTAATCCATATTGTTCCTTAAAATAAATCAATCTTTTCCCATGGCAGGTAGTCCTTGCCAAAGTGCCCGTAATTTGTTGTGCTACTATAGATAGGACGGAACAATTCAAATCTATCAATAATCCCTTTTGGAGTCAGATCAACTAACTCTTCGACAGTTTTAGTTAGCTTTCTACTGTCACCATTGCTTTCAATGTAAAAGCTCATGGGCTGTGCAACACCAATAGCATAGCTAATTTGTACATTGGCCCAATCAGCATAGCCACCGGCTACAATGTTCTTGGCAATCCAACGTGTTAGATATGCGGCACTACGATCTACCTTAGTAGGATCTTTACCGCTGAAAGCACCGCCACCATGTGGGCTATAGCCACCGTAAGTGTCAACAATAATTTTGCGTCCAGTGAGACCAGTGTCGCCGTCAGGCCCGCCGATAACAAACCGGCCAGTAGGATTAATATAAAATTCCGTGTCATCATCGATTAAATTTCCAGGTAGTAGATTTCTAATAATATTCTTAACTGTACTGCGGACAGTTTCAATGTCAACATTGTCATCATGTTGTGTACTACATACAATTTTGGCAATACGCTTTGGCGTAGAGTCGTCGTTGTATTCAAATGTCACTTGACTCTTTGCGTCGGGGCCTAGCCAACTAATAATGCCATTTTTGCGAACATCTGCAAGAGTTTCTACAATACGATGTGCCCAATAAATTGCACTTGGCATGTATGCAGGAGTTTCATTACAAGCATAACCAAACATTAAGCCTTGATCACCTGCACCAAAGTTGTCAGTACCTAATGCAATATCTGCACTTTGACCGTGTAGTAAGTTTGTGATTTCTACATTACGCCAATCAAATCCTGATTGTTCATATCCCACTTTTCTAATTACATTGCGTACTGCACCTTCAACATCTAGTTTGTCTAAAAGGCCTTTGTATTCTCCAGCAAGCACGACCCGATTAGTTGTTACCAATGTTTCACAGGCGCATCGAAGACTTGAATCTTCTTTGGCCATAACTAAGTCTAATACTGCATCACTGATGGCATCGGCAATTTTATCTGGGTGTCCTTCTGACACGCTCTCACTTGTAAATAGGTACGTCATTAATTTCCTTTATGTAAGTCACACTTTGATTTATCCATCACTTGCCCCAACCATTAGACCAAATGTCAACGTGAAGTCTAGGACTGTAACGATAACCACGTGCTAGTGCTTCGTCAGCAATGTGTCGTGTATTTGAAAAGTATGCCTTGTCAGTACCACCAACAGGCATAACGTACACTGATCCATGAAAGCCGGCTGCACGATATTCTTTAACAGCACGATCAACTTCATTGAAGTCTAAGATGTTGTCAATAACAAACTTTAGGTAAACATGACCGCGTTGTTGATATTCTACAATTACATCAGGCTTGACAGCATCTGACCACTTCTCACCACTGGCACTTAGCTTGGGACTTACACTAAATGTAATATTATCTTTTGGCAAGTGATAGTTGTCAGACAAAAAGTCTTTAAACTCTTTGTGCAAATGTTGAGTACCGTTTGTTTCAAATGTTAGATTATGTAAATCTCGCATACGAGGATTACTCAATAGTTCCGGGTAAAGCATTTGCCAACCCAACAACGGCTCTCCACCTGTGATAACCAAGTGTACATCATTGCCATTATCTTGCATCCAATGATTGTTAGGTGTCAAGTCTAACATTGCATCAATGCTTTGTTCAACACTGTATGTTGGACTCAAATGCTTGAATGCAGGATGCCATGACGCATAACTGTCACATCCTGTTTGGGCCAAAGGCAACTCTTCAAATGTTTTGTAAAGATGTACCACTTTGCCAATGTCATCTGGCTCAGTTGTTTTTTCACCGGCAGGTAATCCAAAGCCGGGGCATTTAAAGTTGCAGCCAAATGTTCTAAAGAACACACTGGGCACACCAATAAAGCGACCTTCGCCTTGTGCGCTATAAAACACTTCGCTTACTTTAAATTCATTCATAGATACTTGACCATTTCTTTAGTTTTTCAATCTTGGCTAACTTTGCGGTTTCGAGCCCTGCGTCTGTTACAATACCCTTTAATTTTAACAGATCTACCATGGCAAGTAAATCACCAATTTCACCTTCTAGGTGTTGTGCATTAGTTAGGGGTTTGCCAGGCTTGAGGTTATCCAAACCAAAACGATGGCACTTACTCACTGCCTGGATCACCTCAGCACATTCTTCACTGAGAATGTTCATAACTTCGTGTAGTTTATTGTCCATTTTTAAATTCCATATGCGGAAGAATGTTGTTATCAAAAATTTGAGCCATTTGATTCCATAGTACTCGTGCTTCTTCATCGGTCATACCTGCACTAAATTTAGTGCCGTAATCTTCGGCTCCACCTTTTCGGAGTCCGTAGTCATGTCGCCAGGTGTAGCACATGCTGGTAATAATTTGTTCTCTCGTCTTCATTAATTAAATCTCACTGTAACTGTCTTCTAAAATTTTCTCGGCCTTTTCTTTGGTCAAACGACCGGCCTTGGTTTCTTCAATGGCCCAGCGCAATGCATCTTCAACGAATTCATTAAAGGTCATATCACGTTCGTGTGCCATGGTCATGTACTTTAGCAGTTCCTCATCAGTAAAGTCAACAGGGACACTTACTCGAGTATCATATTCTTCACCGTTAACGATGGCCGTTAACTTTTGCAAAAAGTCTTCGTCAGTTTCGAGATCAACATAATTAACATCATCCCAGGCCTGATCTTTTAACACACCGCGCTCTTCTGCTTCCTTGTTGTGACGCTTTTGATATTTAGAATTAATCAAACGATATGCACGATCATTGGTATAGTCGCATACTTCTACTTCATACACCTTTTGGCTTTTAGTACTAAACACAATGTTAGCACTCCAGCCTCCTGAGCCGTGAATACCATTCCAAGCACTCAGCTGATGTGAGTTGGGACCATAGCAGTTCCAGCCGTAGTTGCCGCCTTCAGTAATACGATAACCAACAGCTTCAAAAAATTGTTTCATATCAATCATGTTGACTCCTTAAACTTCAATAACAATATTAGGGTTCCAGCCACTGTCTTCACTGTAACCATCGCTTTCGTAACCACGTGGGTTACATACCACTCTAGTCTCACCAATTACATAATCAAATGGATGGTGAGTGTGACCATGCGTCCACAACTTGATCTGTGGGTGGTCTAAGATGAACTCGCTCAAGTCACTGTGGTAGCCACCGTTCATGAGTTGTTCATTTTTATATTGTTCGTGTACACTTTGAAAGCTAGGGCTATGATGACTAACGACAACAAACTTACGATCATGCTGTTCTGCTAGTACACTTCTAAAGTACTGCAATGTACGAGCATGGCGATCTACAACATCACGGGCACTCATAGCGGCATAGTTACGCTTGTCGTTACGAATAATACGGAAGTCATTCATCATGCCTTCAATGGCATGCATGGTTAGTGGATCACCTTTGTTCATGTTAGTCCATAAGGTAGCACCAATAAAAGTTACATCGTCAATGACTTTGGTATCACATTCTAAAAAGTAGACGTTAGGGTATTTGGCACATTCTTCACGCAAGTAATCAATACCAGCATAGAACTTACCATGATAAAATTCATGATTACCTGCTACATAAACCACATGTGGAAATTGAAAACTACAACGCTTTAGGAAATCACGAAAGCGAGCAACCCGTTGTATCTTACGACCAAGGTCTGCCAATGCACCACTGCTATATGGGCTAAAGTCAGCAGCCGCATGGTCGTGCAGATCCTGTGCAACCATAATGTCACCTGACAAAATCAGAACATCACACTTGTCTTCGTTAGTGATGTTAATATCACTAAACTCCAAGTGCAAGTCACTAACCAGTTTGATCTTCATCGCCGCCTTCTAATTTAGCTATAGAGTTAAGTCCATGGATGGGAATACCATCTTCATCTACTATTGCAAAGTGATCAAACACAAAGCCTGCGCCTTTACAAAAGTCTTCAAATGCCTGTAGCACATCATCTAAATTAGCATGACTGTGGTCCAAAACAATATTTCTTATACCATCAGTATAACACAAAACCCATTTGGGGTCAATGGGGTCTGCGTCCAAACCTTTGATATTTCGTAATGCTTTTACAACATGTTGCCATGAATCATCCTTTGACATTGTTCCTCATTTCGTTATTTAGATCTGCAATGGCTCGAATCAGGTCCACATGTATACCAGACTTGACCAAGGCAGTTTCAAACGTTTGAACATCCTTGGGAAAGCATTTACCTGAGAATCCTGGAACACCATCAAAGCCCGGTACGCTCCAATGACTTGATCCTAGTCGCCCTTCATTCTCTAACATTACCTTAACAATGTTGTAATCGGCACCAAATGATTTGCATAACTGCTCAACTTGGTTGGCAAAGATGACTTTCATTGCCAAGAATGTATTGGTAGAAAGTTTTGCTACCATGGCTTCCATTGGATCAGTAATAAATGCAGGACCTTTATATTCAGTCAGTAGGTCAGCAAATGCTTCTGCTGGCTCACCACCTAAAATAATAAACTTTGGATTAACTGAATCTTCTTGCCAAGTAGCCTCACGAATGTATTCGGGCCATACCAACAAATGTTGACCGAGTTGTTCAGTATAATCTTTAATAGCACTCATACCTAATGTGCTACGAACAACAAAGATTCCTTTAAATCCATTTGCCAATGCTTCGTTAATGGCATCACTGACGTTCTTTGTGTCGTTCTCAGGTAGAGCAAGTGTTGTATCTAGGTCAGTGTTCACGCAAACAATAACATAATCTGCCGTGGCCCATGCATCAGCTGGTGCAATTACTTGTTTGTATGGATCGTTAAATCGAACTTCTGCGTTTGGTAGAAACTCTCTTAAAAATAGGGCAGTTGATTGACCAACAATGCCTTTTCCTTGAATGATAATATTTGTCATGTTAACCTTTAATAATGTACTCGGGGTACTTGTTTATGCTTTGATCAAGTAGTGACTCTAGTCTATCTACATCGATCCAACCTTTAATGACCACAAGTATTTTTCTATACTGTGGATCAAAGTCTGCTCCATGCAAGAAATCTTCGTTATTCCATGCAAATGTATTTGTATCTATCGGAAGTTTGACATAGTGTTTGTCCACTTGCGGTACTTGCGCTTGAGGGTTGTGTTTTGCTACTGGTGTTAGCCAAAATGTTTCACGCGGATTTTGATCGTCTAGCATGATTCTAATTTCTGTAGGAAAACGCAACACACCATCCAAGCTAGATGGCATGTTCCCATCATAGTGTGCTCGGACTTCACGATTAGCACTCCAAAGTCTGACAGAACGTATTCTACGAAATGGCAGTTCTTCGAACACTGATTTTAAGAATCGATGTTGTGTAGCGGCAAGTGCAGTTGATATTCTGGTGTTCCATGCAGCCTTGGACAGCAAAGTTGCATCTTCGTACATTGCTAGTCCTTCCCACTGTGTAAAGGACATAACAGGTGCATCTTTACCAATTGCTCCACGATCAATATGTTGCCTCTCAACTGCAACGACTTCTTCGTTCCACACACGCCAAAATGCTTCTGTATCATCTAATTCAAACCTAGGCAATGCCAAAGGTAATGCACCAATGCCGGTATATTTTTCTACTAGCTTTGGTACACTGTCAAGTTTGATTAGATTGATCAAACTCATTCTTCTAAGAGATGACGTTTATCTTTCACTGCCTTAAACTCTTCAGCTTCGGGCAAAGGACTTTTCTTTTTAGTAATAACTGGCCAGCCAACCGCAAGCCTGGCGTTAAGGTCAGTCCAGAATTCATCTTTGACTTCGTGCCCAGGTACAATAGCGTCAACCGGACATTCGGGAACGCATACCGCACAGTCGATGCAATTGTCAGGATCAATAACCAAAAAGTTAGGACCTTCTTTAAAGCAATCAACAGGGCACACATCTACACAATCAGTGTACTTGCATTTAATACAGCTTTCAGTGACTACAAATGTCATTTTAAATTTTCCAATTCGATTCAATATATTCTTTGTCATCTGGCTTATTGCCAGTGAGACCCAGCATGCCACGATAGGCTTGCCACGCTTCTTGTACCATAGGATCTTGGTGTCCGCCTGTAGGTAACAAGTCGGCCCATACACATTCTTCTGGCATTTGACTTCTGTAAGTACCAAAATTACGTGGCTGATGAATTTTACCTTCGCGGAATAAGACACTGGCAACGCCTTGACAGGCAGCTTCGTCCATTCCCAACAAGTAGTTATCCCGCCACATGTACTCGGCTATAATAGCTTCCAATTGTTCTTGTGTTGTGAATCGAGTACCTGATACAATTACAACAACATCACCTTCATCAACTGTGCCATCAACAATGTCACGGATACAGCGACCTAAACTAAATCCTACTTTCATGTGCTTCTGCTCCAAAAAGATTCCCAGGGAAAGTCAACCCAAACATCATTCTCAAGTTTGTTGACCACTACACCATAATAATCACTATACTCTTTGCTACTTTCGTTTTCTACCAAACTTGCCCAACGAACACTATTATGCCAGAATTTATCAACAAAGTCAACCTCTATTCCTGCCACACTAGAAGCCCAGTCTGCCTTGAGCCACTCTTGTGTAGAACCTTGATCATTGATATCATCAACTAATAAAATTTTCTTACCTGCTATAACTTCATCTGGAGCCCACAGCAATGACTCAGTTTCAGGTTCATCACGCAATGCCACCTTGACCGTTGTATGTGGTACGCCAAGGTAATGACTAAGCATTATACTGATAGGTAAGCCACCACGATCAACACCAATAATTAAATCTGGTGTCCATCCATCTAGTTGCATGCTTCTAGCAATAGTGTATACGCCATGTTCAACATCTTGCCAGGAAAGTGATAGTTTATTCATTTGAGTCGGGACCTGATAGCAATGCTTCCATTGCTTTGTACTCGTTGTAAAGTTCTTTGAGCATGGGATACTTTTCATGCATTTCAAAGTTGGGTGTTAAAATAAGCAAACGCTTTTTAAGTGTTTCCATCATGTCGGCTAGCTCATCAATGTCAATTGTGCTTTTAGCCGTGCTAATAGTGGTCTTGCCATATGTAGTAGTGTCTGCATTGAATGAACTGCCATTGGCAAATGATATAGTAGAATTGTTTAGCCAATTATTGCTGCCATTTGCCCCTGCAGTCAATACACTACCACTGGCCATATTGCAATAATCACTTAGGTCAATAGTGCCAATATCTTGAGCAATGATGCCAACAGTTGTATTGGTTTCGTCCCACTTAAACTCAACATGATCTATCGAATCTATTGTAGATGGTACATCATTTGATTTGTCATTGTTGTCATCGTCCATTTGCATCACCGTGGGGCAAATTCTTGTTGCATTTTGATATTGTCAAAGAACTCTTTCTTTGTACCTGGATCGTCTTTAAACGAACCTTTAAGCACAGTGGTCTGTGTTAGACTTGAGTGTGCCATAATGCCTCGATTCTCACAGCAACCATGTGTTGCTTGAATATAAACACCTATGTCTTTGGCATCTGTGGCTTTTTGGATTTCCCTAGCAATGTCATTGCAAAGTTCCTCCTGGAGAGTACCTCGACGGGCACACCACTGAGCGATCCTT